ATGCTCCCCCGGTAACCACGGGGGATGTGGAGGATGATTTTGGGCTGGTGACTCTCTATGAGGTCTGGGCCAGAGACTTCCCCACTGCTGCGGGAACGCGGGAGAATATCATCTTCGTCTTTGCCGAAGGGCATGACGAAATCCTCCGCGAAGATCCTTGGCCCTATCAGACTCTTGAGGATTTCCCCGTGGAACTCCTTTCCTTCCAGACAGGCGTGAAGGAATGGTATAACAAGCCCGGGTTGGTGCTGGCAGGTGCGGATAACGTCCAAGCCCTGTCAAATGAAATCCTCGATTCCTACCTGTATGTCATCAGGAAGATGAAGAACCTCATCCTCTACGATCCTGAGGCAGTGGATGAGGACACGATTGATAACATTCTCCTCGCACCGGATATGTCGTCACACCCCGTCAGGGGAATGGCGAACGCCCCCGGAGCCGGTATCCAAGCCCTAGATCTTGGCAGGATTCCAAACGACAAGGGGGAGATGCTGAATGTTATCCATTCTCTCTTTGATAGAGCCGCAGGAACCCCACAGCCCGTATCAAAAGGCGTGGACACGGCTACTGAATCTTCCATTATCGAACGCCGCACCACTGCCCGTGAGGCCCGCAGGGGGAACCTGCTGGCAGATTTCCAAGTTCGGGTAGCGAAGAAGTTCTGGCAGTTAACAACCCAGTACAGACCAGAGCGACTCTTCCTGATCCACGAACAGGCAGATCAGTGGGTAGCAATCGACGATGAAATCGCCAAGGGCGAATACAGATTCCAGATAGACATTTCCTCACAGGCCCAAGCTATTGCTCTTGAGAGGAAACAGTGGAACGACCTCCTGAACCTTATGAGTGGGTTGTCCGGTCTATTTCAACAGCTATACGGTCCCGAAGCAATTCCGAACCTACAGAAGATCGCAAGAGAACTACTCGTCCGCGGGTACAATGTCCAGAACCCCGAAGAACTCCTTCCCGGCCTCCTCCAGCAGGAGCAAGCTCAGGATCTCCAGACGCAAGCTGCTATTCAGCAGATGCTTCAGGGAACTCCGGGTCAGGCTCCGAGTGAAGGCCCTGCCCTTACGGGTCCGCCGAGAGAGACGGAGAGTCAGGAGCGAACGGGACCGGCACTCCCAAGACAGTTCAGGGAGCCAGCCCCAAATGGAGCGGGTATCCAAGGAAATAGCCAAACTCCGTAATGGAGAGAAAAGAGGCGTCATGGAGGAAGATTTCCTCCACGTCGCTTCAGGAAGAGGGTGGTGTCCCTCCCACCCCCCTCTTCCGAATACTAGACATCAGAAAATACTGAATTCTTCCTGCTAAAGGGCAGGAAGGTTATCCTTACATAAGTTCAATAAAAAGAGATTATTATGGCACGTAAAAGAGGTCGGCGCGGGGACACCAAAGACGAAGCTGCCTACAGGTCCAGACGGAAAAGGTCTGGCAGTGGTAAGGGACCGAAGAGGTCTTTTGGTAAGGGGGTTTCCGCGGGAGTTCTCGGCTCTATCGGTGCCGCAGTTATAGGCAAGCTCTTCAACCGCGACGAGAAAGAAGTAGAGGGGATAATTAAGGAGGGTGGGGGCAGATTTGGTAGGGACCAAATGGAAAGCCTGATGAATGGAGGCACAGGTAAAGGGATGACCCACGATGTAACTCGGCACCCAGAGGGTCCCAACGCACACGGAGGCGAACCAGAGTACCAAGAAGGAGAACGGCCGTGGCTCCACGACCAACTCGACACACATCCCGGCGATACAGATCCTCTCTTGCGGGACATCGACGAAAAGATTGGGGCGCTACAGCAAAAGGTGGCGGACGCTAAGAGAGACGCTGCGAAGAGAAGGGACACACCAGAACAAAGAGCGGGTGAACAACCCGGACCTCCCTTGGGTGCCGAGGAAGAGCCAGTGGGTGCACATCAATTCGAGGGGACACCTCCACTGGGAGCGGGGCAGGGTGTAAGGGCAGCACCTCCGTTAAGCACAACCATTGCTAGACGAGCGGGTGAGCCAGCGGCTCCCGAATTCAGCGCACCACCAAGACTGGGACCGGGACAGGGCGTAAGGAATGCACCCTTGGGTGCCCTCGCCGCCCCCCAGACAGAACCAACAGCGAAAGAAAGATTCGCTTCGGTGTTTGGCGGGCATAGGGACAGGATGGAAGAGTCGAGGGGCGCTCTATTTGGTGGCGGTGATGATCAAGTTCCCATGCCTCAAAATTACCGCGAAGAGACAATCGGAAAACTTTCCGAAGAGGAGAGGCAGGACTTTGAGGGGCTATCCCCTGAGGAACAACAGGCCCAGCTAAATGAGATGTGGAAACAGGAGATAAGCGGAACGGCTGGAGCAGCGGAGTCTCCAACGGACTTCTTTAGTGTTCCCGGTAGAGCCGCTGCTGCCGGGGCTGTCGGGGCTGTGGGCGTGGCGGGCGGAATATACAAGATAGCTAAAAATATCCTGAGATCGAGAGCGGCGAAAGCGTCGGCGGACCCTAGCCGGACGGCACGATCAGCGGTCGGTTTGGGCTTACCAAAATCAGCCAGACCAAAGACTACACCAAAGACTAAACCAAAGAGGAAGAAGAAAGAGACCGGTATGCCCGGTACAAGTGTCCCCCACTAAATCCATGAGAAGAAAACGGCAATGCTATACGATGTGACATGCCCCACTTGCGGGACCTACGAGGCGGATATTCTCCTCGCCGACAAGGACAAGCCCTTCGCATGTACGTGTGGGAAGCTGGCCAAACGGGAGTTTCCTGTCACTGCTGCTTTGGGCTTCCTGCCCTTTGAGGCACACTACGACGAGGGCTTGGGTGTAGATATCACAGGCAGGGACCACAAAAGGGAAGTAATGAATATTCTCGACGTTCAAGAAGCCGGTGATCCCGTTGGTGGTGCTAGGAACTTTGATGCCAAAGCCCCTGACCACGTGGGTAGGAGTAAACCCCGAGGGGAAAAATTACAATCAAAAGAGCAGACTGATTGGGTCATCGGCGTCGAGGACAAAGATGGTAGGGTGGAAACAGTTAAATCCTCGGAGTTGAAAACGGTATGACAGTGAAAGAAATGCTGGATGACGCCGTGAGACTCCTTGAGGGGAAGATCGCCGCGACTGATATCGGCGAAGTGGTAGTAATAGACAAGAAGAATTGGGAAAAAGCACGGACACTGTTGGAAACCGTCCGTTCTGGAACTCCCGAGTTCGACAAGGATGCAGAAAAAAAGTCAGGGAAGACTTCTCGGGTGAAAAGGAAAATAAATGCCAATTAAAAGAGCGCCCTTTGGGGGCGTAAAAGGGTAGTAAACTTAACGGAGGGAAGTAAAGATGACGCAAGTAACCTCGACAGAAGTCGATCTGGATTCTGATGAATTCTCCCCACGGGATGAGGAGGATGCTTTTACGAGCATCCGCTCTCTTGAGGATGAGGTCCGTCAGGCTTCGATTGAAACTATGAACGAGGAGGGAGATGCGGAGACTCCCCGATCTACGGAAACGTCGAAGAGCGCCCCTGCAACGTCGAGAGAAACGGGCAGGGTTGAAGCCACGAAACGGCCCGGGATTGATGAAGTTCTTCGTAATGTAGAAGAACAGTTAGGTGACGCGGATGCTGAAGTGGTCCGCGGAATCTTATCTGGATATCATAAAACTCAAGCCGAGTGGAAACAGGCTCAAGCAGAAGTCAACGAGTCCCTTCAGGAACTGGATGATTTGAAAGCGGCTTACAACCAACAGCCGCAGGAAGCTGATCCAGATCTTGCCCGAGTTACTCCACAGCAGTGGGAAACATTCCAAAAGATGCTCAGGCAACAGGGAGTGCCCTTACGGGCCGAACTGGAGCAGGAGCAAGCCTTGGAGGACCACCGCGATGCAGTGGATAGCGACATTGATAAGGGACTTGAGGAGTTCGGCGAAGAGTTTGGACACCGCAACGAGGATGGGCAGTTCGTATTTAGCTCGGATATTCGAGATGATTGCGAGCGCGAATTCCAACGTCTCTACGACCCCGAAGGCGGTCCTACCGCCCGTGACCTTTTCCGCCTTGTGAAGTTTGACCAACTGATCGAGGAAGCAGAGGAACGTGGCGCGGGCAAAGCATCGGAGTCTGCAAGAACCAATGATCGACGTAGGGCGAAGGATGCAGTCCGTAGCGTTGTGGAGAGTCGTTCCGCATCGGGGGTAAGGACCCGGGACAGTATCTATAAACCGGGAACCAACCAAAACTTTGAAGACGTAGTAGCCCGAGCATCCTTGGCTGCTCTACGGGAGATGCCAAGTGTGCCAACGGATTAACCAAAAATTTGAAAGATTGAGAGATGGCTAACGAAACTGTCCTCTCTACTCTGACTTATGCGCCATTGCTGACCACGACCCTGATGAAGGTTCTGGACAGCGGTGCCCTGAACGATCAGGTGTTCAATGCTGACGTTTTCCTTGCGTGGCTCCGTGGAAGCGGACGCCTGAAGGTAATCGACGGCGGTGAGCGCATTCGTGTTGGTCTGCTCCATGAGAAGAACAGCACAGCAGGGTGGTATGCGGATTACGAGGCGCTGGACACGACCGCGCAAAGCGGTATGACGGCGGCTTTTTATAACTGGAAGCAGGGTTCTGTTTCCATTTCAGTTCATGGACGTGAGCTTCGCTCGAATAAGGGCGCTTCTCGCATTACGTCCCTTCAGCAGGAAAAGATCCAGCAAGCGGCGTTGTCGCTCGCTGATGTCGTTGCCACGGGTGCTTTCTCTAACGGCGACGGCTCAGGCTCCAAGCAGTTGACGGGTCTTGCCGCTATGAACGAGACGACCCCGGGCACAACGGCCTACGCTTCTGTCTCCACGGCCAATACGGTGTGGCAGAATCAGGTTCAGTCGAGTGTCGGTTCTGCCGCCACGAACCTCCTCCCCTCCTTGCGGACGCTCCACAATGACTGCAAGCAGGGTAAGGGTGGTGCTTCTGGCGCTCCTGACTTTGGTGTGACCACACAGGCTGTTCACGAAGCCCTCGAAGCTCTGATCTTCCCGCAGGTTCGCTATCAGGCGAACTCCAAGGGTGCCGATGCTGGTGTCGAGAAGCTGATGTTCAAGGGCGTCCCCATTGAGTGGGATGATTATTGCACATCGGGTGAGCTTCACCTTCTGAACAGCAACAACATGATGCTGTTTGTCCATTCCGACGCGAACTTCAAGATGGCTGATGGCGGCTTCCAGAAGCCCATCAATCAGGATGCATTGCTGACCCAGATTTTCTTCCAAGGCAATCTGGCCACCAACAATCGTCGGAAGAACGGCAAGCTTCAGGGTGTCACTTGAGAAAGGGGTTCTCTGATGGCTTTTACTATTAACGCAAACAGTCGCGTCAGTCTTGGCAGTGCCCACTTTATTACGGGCACTCTGGAGTCTGTAACGACTCCGGGGACGGACGCGATTCTACCGGGAAGCACAATCGTCGCTTTCTGGTTCAATTACAACGATGATGATGTGGATGTGGCACTACCTAGAGTTCACATCAACGCCAGTGACTTCTCCGCAACTTACGCAGGTGGATCTATTCACCACGATTCTTCGGTTGCAGGGGATACCCTCACTTGGTCCGCGATCTATAAGTAAGGAGATCAATAAATGCAGTTTATGACCGCGAATCGAGAAAATCAGGAGACTGTTTTTATCGTGTGCGAGAACAATGAAGGCGACGAACTCATCCCCGGGACGGTGTGTGAGTTTTCTATCACAACGACCGATGCGGATCAGGGCCACCTCGTTGAAAAAGTTGATGTGGCTGTAGACGCGACCACGGGCATTGCAGCGGCTGTAGCTGGTGTCGTCGAGTCTACGATTGCCACGGGTGGAATCGGACGAATTCAGGTCTACGGACCTGCTACTGTCCGCTGCTCTGCCGCTCTTGCTACTGGTCGTTTGGCTATTGCAACACAGGCTGGTGTCGCACCTACGGGTGTGGTCACCGAGGATGTGCAGACGACTACAACTACCGCCGCGTATGCAAAGGCTGCTCTGGGCTTCTGCCTTGAGAACGTCAATGCTACACAGGCGCGTGTGCAGTTGCAGTTGATGTAAAGTTTTCTTGGGAGGGGGTTTCGGCCCCCTCCCTTTAACTGACTGGAGGGTGTAAGTGGATTACAAAGTACCGGAGGGAACCAAGGTTCTTGTGGCAACCCCGAATTATATGAACCAATTCGAGGCCACTGTCCACACGAACCATACTGAATGCACAAGCCAATGGTCCAGATGGGGGATTGACTTCAACTGGACGATCATCGGCAGATCCTTTGTGCATTTTGCACGAACGCAGATGTGTCAGGTGGCAGTAGAGGGAGAGTTTACCCACATCCTATGGTTGGATGATGATGCGGTGATTGATCCTGAGTTCCTGCCAAGATTTATCGAGCATGATGTAGATGTAGTAATTGCACCGTATTGTATGCGTAAAATGCCCCATGAGATTGGGGTTCTGGTGGCGGAATCGGGTGATTTTCACGATCACGAATCCTATAGGAACCTTGAAATCAAGGATATGGACCAAGGGTTGATGGAAGTAGACGGTGGAGGAACCCACTGTATGCTGATCAAGACCGAAACCCTCCTTAAAAAGGGAGAGGGGTCCTCTCAAGAGTCCCTGCCGACCGAACTTTACGATGCTTTTGACAGGATGACCGAAAAAGAGCGGATGTTGGCCAAGCAATTCCTTGGTGATCCGCCCAAAACCAACCAGAGTTTCCAAGATGAGGACAAGGACGGCTTTCCTTACTTCATCATGCCCAAGTCTGGCACCGAGGACATGTATTGGTGCTACCGCGCAAAGCGCAAAGGCATAAAGATCTACTGCGACACGGATGTTTTCGCAGGACACATGGGATTTACCCCGGTTGTCACAAGGGAATGGCGTGAGCATGTAGAAAAGAATGCTGAAGGGGACCCAGATTCGACGAAACCCTATCTGAGTATCATCCCCGGCGATACAGACGTTCGCAACCACTATGCAATGATGCGGGATAAGGCGGCGAACCTTGTATGAAGATCTACATATGTTACGACTGCCGTCAGGGGTTTGATATAGAGCTATCTGGAGGTATTGCGTGTCCAGAATGCGGGGGGAAGCGATGGAAGAAGATCAATAAACTCCCATCGTCTGCTGAAGAGTACAGAAAGAAATGGGCCGAAGAGTATGACGTGATGATCTGCGACAACGATCACGATATGACTACTCGAAAGATCCGATGGTTTGGGGAGCAGGCCATGAAGGAAGTGAAGGGTGAGCGGAATGGTTGATAGACCCAACATTCCCTTCTCAGTATCAAGGGAAGTTCACTGGGTGGGGTATAGACGAAGGATTCGCGGCGATGTTGACCGGGATGGTGGAAGCCCTGAAACCCAATACCGTGTTGGAAACGGGGACGAACAAAGGGAGATCGACCCGAGCCATTGCTCAAGGGTTGGTAGCCAACAACAAGGGCTTGATGTTTACGGTTGATATGTTAGACCACGATATCATTATACAGATGAAGGATTAAGATGCTTGTTCAAGGGAACTTCTGGTCGGAAACTGCCGCAGGGACAGCCAGTGGAGCTACGGCCACACACGCCGCTAATAACACCAATACCCATGTGGTGACTTCTATTTCTGGACACGTGGACGCTGACGCGATTATAACCATCGAGTCTCCAGCTTCTACGATTCTCTGGCAGTCCAAGATTGATGTTTCCGTCGAGGGATTCTCTTTCAACTTCAGCGGCCTGTCTGTGGTCGGTGCGGGTTCGGGAGCTATCCTCGGAAAGATCGCTACCTCCTCAGCTGATTGTCAGGTTAATATCAGCGGACACACGATCTAAAATGAAAGATGATTACGGAACTGTAGATCCGTTCCTTCCCCCCCCGCCAAGCGACAAGAAGAAAAAGAAGAAGAAGAAAGAGGAGAAAGAAGAGAAAGAGATGAAAGAGGACAAGCTTCCTCCTCTTCCTCAGCAACGTATGCCAGTAATTCAAATCATTTTTACAGGAGGGAATTTATGACAGAGTTATTGAAGCCCAAGGACGAGCTTACAGCCATTGTAGAAAATGCAGATTATGGGGATGTGTCTCTACCGCCCGATCTGAAGGATCATACGTGGTTCATTAAATACGAGTCCACCAATCCTCTATTGTCGGATACGGATACGGGTGATGAATGGCACCTCCAGATCACTGCGGAAGAACACACGGGCCTCACGGAGGACCACGGGTGTATCATAGATTTCGTAGGGTATAAACGCGGGGAGATTGCGATGACCCGCAATGGCGAGATCTTGAACGAGACTGAAGCCGAGGTGCGGGAGGATGCAAGCGGAGAGAACTTCCCGCGCTTCAAAGCCTACGATTTCAAGATCAAGAATCTGGAAAAGACCACGGGTCCCATTGACCGAGAACGGTTGAGCAGAACCTTCGACCAGCAGAGACAGGAATCTGAGCGGAATCTTATTGACACCCTCGACACTGCCTTTTCTCGCCTTGGTGGCGTTGAGCCTAACGCATCACCCGCTTCAGTGCAGGCATATCTGCAAGGACTTGATCCTTCGCAGAGAAAAGCCATTGTCGAAATGGCCGACGATGAAATCGAAGAATCTGAGGAAGCTGTTACTTCCTAAGGGCTACTTGAGAGACAACTGATGTTCTACAGAGATATCAAAGAACAAGTCCTTGACATTGCCGGTGCTGATACCGGTGATGACTTCGAGGATATGGTCAATGCGGCGATCAACCGTACGTATCGCTTCATCCTTAATCAAGTAGATGCGGATAACGAACGTAGGGAGTTCTCCCTTACTACCGCCGCCAGCACCTCACAGTATGGGATGCCTCTGTACGTAAAGCAGGTCCTGAACATCGACGACGCTACGAACAACCGTCGAGTTTACGATATCTCCTCAACTGAATTCGATTCCTTTCACCCGGGCACAACGGAAACGGGAACCCCAAGGGAGGCATATCCCCTTGGGGCATATGGAGTTCAGACACAACCAAGCGCCAATGAAACTCTTGATCTGGTATCTGATAGTGCTGCTGATTCTGGTGTAAACTTCCCGGTAAGGATTACAGGGTTCAATGCATCGGGGCATTGGGTTACTGAAACCGTCACAATGACCGGAGTAACCACTGTCGCAACCTCTAACACCTACTCAAAAGTCGAGAGGGTAACAAAGGCGGCGGCTTCCGGTTCTTCGTGGACGGGTATTATCACAGTAAAAATGACCACCACGGGGACCACGCTGGCTGTTATCCCATCCCATTGGGATGCCCCCACCTTCTTGTGGTATGAGTTTAGGCCCATCCCTTCCGCCGCTCTGACCTATACGATCAGGGCGATCATGCGGAAGCCAGACCTAAAGAAGGACGAGGACTGGCCAGAGATTGACGAGGAGTTCCACAATCTGATTGTGTGGGGTTCTGCGGCAGAGGTTTTGCCCGCTCAGGGGTTATTCCCTGAATCCCAATCCTACGGGCGTCGGTTTGACGTTGGTGTAAAGTCCTATAAGGACGCCGTGGGTATGTCACAGCCCAATAGAATTAGAGTATTTGCTGACGTTACTACTGCTCGAAGAGGGTCCCATAGACCCCTCGTCCCGGGCGTAGACTACTTCAACGGTTGAAAGTCGCTTACAAATGGCCCGTCCACAAGTAGCTCCCGGCTCTCAGACCTCTCCTATTTATAGGATCAAGGGAATGAAATCTCGTTGGGAGTATCCCAACGAGAAAGCACAGCCCGAGAACTGCGCCAACCTTGTTAATATGAACCTCTCTGAGGCTGGTGTGGCGGAATCCCGTAATGGGTACACCAAATGGAACTCCTCTTCGGTCTCTGAGGAGATTACTGGACTAAGGGAGCAGACTTTCGCAGATGGTACCACGAAGTATTTGGTGTGCGTCGAGGATAAGATCTACGATTCTACTACATCTGCACATACGGATATCACAGGCTCTTTAACCCTTGGTGTGGCCGGGGCAGATGATAGAACGCGGATGACCTTTATCCGCGATCAAGTTGTGGGGACGAATGGGACAGACGAAACGTGGGTCTATGCTGGCTCCGGCAACGCTTCGGCCTTGAGCGGGATGCCTTGGACCACCTGTGAGGACGTTATCACCCACCGGGGTGTCCTGTTGGCATTCGCCCCCACAGAATCCGGTACCAAGTATCCCTCACGGGTAAGATGGTCTGATATCAATACAAAGACCTTCATTCCCGACATTACTTCTTGGCCAGACGCAAACAGATTTGAAGTCTACGAGGGCACAGGGAATATCATTGGGGCGGTGGATAACTTTGGTCTGGCGTTAATCTTCAAAGATGACGGGCTGTATCCTGCGTCTGTTGAGTATGACGTAGGATTCTTGGAGCTTCGCCTGAGAAATCCTATTAGAGGATTCTCGCCTGTAGCAAAGCACACGATTATCTCACGGCCTGAATTTGTCTTTGGCGTAGCGAAGGAAGGAGCCTTTGCATTCGGTCCCGATCTGAGCTTTAGGATTCTCACGCTGGACATTCAGGATGAGTGGGAAAAGCTAAACCGTGGACGCCTTAAATACGCCCAGAGCTTCGTCAGGGAGAAGGATCATCAGGTCAGGACGCTTCTCTCTGGCTCCGGCAACGCCTCGGGGCACAACAGGATTCTCGTATGGGATTGGGAGACTAATGACGTATGGTTCGATGAACCCACCGACGTAATGGGTTACGGATCTACCATTGAAATCGCAGGGACAGAGTATGATTGGCTCGGGGGAAACAATGGGTTCGTCTACAAGGGAAACTCAGGGAGTGATGATAGTGGGACGGGATACTCTTGGACGGTGGAGATGCAACCCAATGACTTGGGTGCCCCCGGTAAGTCCAAGAAGATTATCAACTTCCGAACCCTATATAGGACACGCTCAGGACAGTCGGGTTCCACCCTAGAGATTGTCAGGGATGGGGGTCAGTGGCCCGCAAGGACCAAGACCCTCACCTTCCCCACGGCTACGTGGAACACTGACGATACATGGGATGTAACCGATAGTTGGAATTCGTCTGGATCTCTGGCGGATAGGTTCTTTGTTAATCGGATTGCAGAAACTATTAAACCCACTTGGACCGGAAGCCAGCCTGTTACTCTGGACGGATACCAAGTAGAATACAAAATCGTAGAGTAGATAATGGCAACTGTAACAAGACCGTCTAAGTCTCTTCCAGATCCCGGTGATGCGCTTGATGCGGAACCCATCAGGGATTACATAACGAACATCCTCTCATTCCTCGAATCTACCAATATAGACGAGGGGAACGTCGATCTTTCGGGATCTGACGGGATTTTAGGGAAGTCTACGGCTCAGACTGCCACTGGCTTAAAGACGTGGGAGCAGACCACAGCCGCTGCGGCCTCGGTAATTGACGTTGCTATTTTCCAATGGGACCCCTCTTCGGGAACGACTTCTGACAATCAGGGGATGCGCCTATCCTTCAAGATGGATGATGACGCGGGGAACCAAGACGAGGTTGGGGCCATTGACCTCGTTGAGACAGACGTATCCGCCACCACAGAGGATGCCGAGTGGCAATTCCATGCTGTAGCCGCTGGTTCTCTTACCAAGTCCCTAACAGTGGGCGGAACAGGGACCACCTCCCATTTGCCCCTCACCGTGGGAGTCGATGGAACTGGCTACGACGTAAAGTTCTTTGGGGACACTCCGGGTGCCTACATGGAGTGGGACGAGAGCGCCGATCAGTTGCGGATCATGGGCGCGTCGGCTGACGCCACCACCAGTACTGGCAAATTGCTGCTGGCTACGTCCCTGACAGATATCAATGCAAATGATGTATTGGGGAAGATTGACTTTCAGGCTCCCCACGAGGCTGGAGGAACAGATGCCACCGCGATTGCCGCCTCAATACAGGCTGTAGCTCAAGACACTTTTGCAGCGGATCTCAATGCCACTGACCTGATTTTCTATACCGGCCATTCAGAAGCAGCTACGGA